GTGCTTATGGCTGGCGTATGTTTAACAACAATACAAGCCTTGCGGGTAATACGACATTTGGGGTTTATACAAAAGGTACAGGCTCGCAGTTAAATCCTTTGTTGGTTAAGAATGACGGCAAGCTTTACACCTTAGATCAAGAAGTGGATGGCGACATTAACCTCACCACAGGACACGAGTTCAAGATAAATGGAGTGCCTTTATCTTCAGGTGGAATGACCCCCGAACAAGAGGCAGAATTAACCAGTACAACAACAAAAGTAGATGCTATTTATGATAGATATACACCAGTCACATTACAAAATGTTAGATTTACAAATAGTGTTTGGGATATAGGCAGTTATAACACCATCACCCATATTCAAGACGCTATGGCGGTGGGACAAGTTCCGCAAGACCGTATAACCAATTTACCAACAGACTTAGCCGCCAAACGAGCTATAACAGACACATCATTTAACCAGTTTCAATTGAACGGCACGACGCAGTACATGACAGCAGCAGGAGGAACGATTAATGCCACAGACTATTTTACTGAGTTCGATTTGACTGGATTGGTTAATACGGACTTGGTTGTTGGAATCCAAGAAACAGACATCATGGATCAAACGAAATGTATTTTTATTAAAACCGAAGACGCTTCAAATCAAACTGGCAATCTAATTATTCGCAGCAATTATTTATTAACCGACCAAGACATTATCCTACGCAAAAAGGGCGATTGTGTATTTCTTCACGCTGACTGGGATAGTAGCAGATGGAAAGTATTGGGTATTTTTTCAAACGTCCAACAGACTTTAACCACAACTCAAAGTATAGTTTCCGAGAGGAATGTGATTTGCCAAGAACATCTATTTAGTAATTCGGCGGAAACCACGTATATAGACGGTTTTACAAACATTAACTTACGCACGCCGACGAGCGGTCAAGTACCTACTATAAGCATAGACGGACAAGAAGCGTTCATGACTAAAGCAACAACCCAAACAATCAGCGGTGTTAAAAGTTTTACGAGTGGGATTTTTAGCACAGAAGTTTCAAGCAAAGCCAATTTTGACTTATCGTTAAAAACAAATGATACAGACCACAAGATAGATATAGCAAATGGGTCTGATGTTGGTTTGAGTCAGACATTAACAAAGACCAGTTTAAATAGAGCATTAAATATCCCCTATGCGAGTGTGCCTTTGGGTACATCTACTGCGAATAAGAGTCCACCTACTAATTCTGTTAGTGGCGACGTGTATAGAGATAGTACAAATGCTTTATTTATTGTTCCTTAATTTAAAATATTATTACAATATAAATGGTTCACTATGAAGATTGTAAAAATCCACTACAAATGGAAGAACCCAAAATTAAAGCAGAAAAGAAAAAGTATTACAAAGATAAAAACTATTTTGAAGTTAAGACTGAACCCAAAAAGAAATCCAAAAAGTAATTAAATATTATATTTAGAATAATTAAACTTCTATATATAATATAAATAAACATGAGTGTAGAATTGATAGCTATAAGTTCTTTTGTGATTGCAATACTGGGTGGTCTTGGGCATTTTATTCGCAAGAGTAATTTGAAGCACTTTAATTGTTGTAATCTTTGCAAAAGTGATTGCCAAAACGAGGATCAGAATACTTTAAAAAGAATAGAATCAAACCAAGCCAAAATTGATAAATTAATTGGTAAAGTAAATAAGCTTAAGAGTAAGCGTTGTGATAGCGAACCAACCACTCCAAAGATTGAACCTATTGGTGATTTACAAATACCAGTACATGAACAGATACAAGCAATCTATAAACGAATGCAAGAAGGCGGTGATGGTAAGATTGTGTTCTTAACTGGTGAAGAGAATGAGGTTATGATTTAGACTGGGCTTTTTTTAAAGCACGATATTTTTTTTGTTTCTCTGCTATTTCTTCTTTATGATCTTCGTGATATTTTTTATGCCACTCTGCTATTTCTGCTTTATGCTCTTCACGATATTTTTTTTTATACTCTGCTATTTCTTCTTTATGCTCTTCTTGATATTTCTTCATCTTCTCTGATATTTCTGCTTTATGCTCTTCGTTATATTTTTTATTATACTCTGCTGTTTCTAATCCACTCTCTAATCTTTTATTAACTAATAAATCTTTATATTGTCTTTGCACTCTACCCTCTTCTTTATTTAATTGTTTTTTATTTTCGCAAGGGAAATCATGTAACCATTCTATTTCACAATTTTCAACACCAACAGAATCAAATAATAAATAAGAACTTGTTAAACGAATATTACCATTATTCCATTTTTTATATTTTCTTTTATGACTACTCCAACGTTTAGTCATATCACAAGTAGAACCAATATAAACTCTATCTGTTAAGTGCGACCATATCTTATAGATACAGGCTTTGCTATAATCAGGTGTTCCAGTAGGCATCTTATTATATCTAATTATATCTAATTATCTTTAAGTTCTTTTTTTAATCTATTATATTTATTTTGATAAGCCTTACGTGTTTCACAATTATTTTTATAATATTCTCTCTTCTGATTTAAAATAGACTCTCGTTTATCTTGGTAATACTGCTTTCCAGTTCGACCTGCAATATTTCGATTTACTATATTATACAGATTCAGCATCTGGTGTTTACCTTCCTCAGCCGCCAATTCATGTGCATTATCGCAAGGGAATTCGCAAATTAATTCTATATAGCATTGATCTATACCCACCTCGTCGAAGAGTTCAAATGAATAAATTTTACTACTACATAACTTATTAACGTATAAGCAATAGTCCTGACGATGTCGATAAAATCTGTAATCTAAACTTGCAGTTGTTGAACCGATGTAAATCTTATTAGTATCCTTTGAAGCGATCTTGTAAATCTTCCCTTGCATATAATTTTTAACCATTTATATATTATATGTAAAGATAAAATTAAACAAATAAACGAATAATTGCTAAATAAACAAAGAATTAAACAAAGAAAAGTGTTTGAATGGAGTATTATTGTGTTTAAATAACAATAAAATACCCCCCACAGCAATATAAAATATTTTTTATGTCTATGAGACCCTAAATGCTGTTATATTTCTTTGTTTTATTGTATTTTTATTCGTTTCTTTGTTATTTAAACCATATAATACTCCCTAAATGAATAATCTTTGTTTAATCCTATACTTTTTTACTCTTTGGAAATTAGATGAAGAGAGAAATGATTTAATTAATAATAATTAATCTCTCATATAATATTATACGATGCCTTATGAATTTGTGAAATTAGAAAAGTTATCTGGTGATAAAAAGAAATACATGGTTGTATTAAAACATAATGTTAAAGGTGTAGACAAAGAAAAGATAATTAAATTTGGAGCAACTGGTTACTCTGATTATCCAACTTACTATTTAAAGGATGGTAAAGATGTTGCTGATAAAAAAAAGAAAGCATATATTGCTCGTCATAAAGTAAATGAAGATTTTTCAAAAGCAGGGATTGATACTGCTGGGTGGTGGGCTTTAAATATATTATGGTCTGAACCTACTATTAATGAAAGTTTATCAAAAATTAAAAAAGAATATTTTAAAAAATAATTTATATTAAATAATTAATTTATATTAAATGAATTTCTCTCTTTAATATAAAATGAAACCGTTTCATTCTTATATGATTTTCTATTCTACCTTAAATCTGATAGGTTGTTATGCTGTATCTAAATTAGTTGAATATGATAATAAGCAGATTGCTTTAAAAAAACTTGGCCAAAATGAAATCTCTAAGTGAATATAACTCTATAAAATCAGAAGGCTTTGACTTACATGTATTAGGATTTTCTAAAACATAATTTATTCTTTGTAAAATCAAAGCTGCATTATTTTTATTAATATAGGATAAATCTTTGTTAAACATTTTATATTATCTGTATAAAATATTTAAATACTTTTAATCATCACCCTCAATATCCGATTCATGAATATTAAGCATACAACTGCTACAATACCACCTGGGCGTGGAGGGCTCTTTGTCGTGGAATGGCGTTCCTATATCTTCATCTAAATCTGTGCTGCAATAATAACATTCCCAATCATCATAGTCGCTTGATGAATAAGTGTCCTCGCTATCATCGCTTTCATAATATCTATCACTTTCATACATTTCAGACATCTATATTATATCTAAAGATTAAATTATTTAGGGATATAACAAAATAATATATTATTTATATATATAACAAGATGGACGATTTTGCTGGATTATTAAAACAAAAGAAGCCTAACCTTAGTGAGATGTCGGTGAAAGTGTATTTGAGTTGTTGGAGCAGTTTGAAGAAATTATTTCAGAGAGAAAATAATGATATTGATTTTTTACTAGATACAAAAAATGTTATTAAAACATTAGAAAGTAAATATGATAAATTAAATTCTATTAAATTAAAGTTGGCTTGTGTTGTGGTTATATTAAAAACCCTTGATGCCGAGAAATATGAAGATGAAATTAAAGAATATAATAATGCAATTGATTCTATGGCTTCCAAAATAAATCGTGTTGTTAGCATGAATAAGAAGACAGAGAAGCAAAAAGAAAACTGGACTAATCCGGAAGAGATGCAAACCATAGAAGACCATTTATTATCTTTAGTTCCTAAAAACTTTGTGATTAAAACAAATCAGCAAATGATAGCATTCCGTAATTATATTTTATTTGTATTACAGAACTTCTTAGGCACACGAAACGATTTAGCACAGAGTAAAATAATGATTAGACCAAAGAATGTAGACAGTTTAGATAAAGAACATAATTATATTTTATTGCAGAAGAAGGGAAAGAAGGTATCGTATCTGATGAATAATTATAAAAATGAACGCAAAATGGGTTCAATACAAAGTGATATTGATAGTAAATATTACGATGTTTTGGCTAAGTATATGAAATCTGTTTTAGAGTTTAATACAGATGGATACCTTATGTTGAACGATAACATGCGAACCCCTATGACGAATAATAGACTGGGTGTTATTTATTCTGGGCTGGCGGAAGGTAGCGGTGTGGATAAGAAATTAAGCACTACTCTTACACGCCACATTAACGCAAGTAAGGGTTTAGATGAAGTGGAACAATTGAAAGCAGAAGCAAAGAAGATGGGCCACAGTTTAGCTATGCATATTAAGTATATGAAAGAGTAGTTATTTATTTATTATATCATTAATATATAAATAATGAGCAATAAAGATATTCTTAAAATAAAAGAAAGTGAAGAATCACAAATGCCCGAGTCGTGTCCTGTTAATGATGTTGTTCCCAAACCACCCATGATTTTAACATGCGTGAGTCCTGCAAAGACGGGCAAGAGCACGATATGTGGTAACCTGTTATTACGCTATTATAAAAATTGTTTCGATTCCGTCTTTCTGTTTAGCCCCACAGCCTCCACAGATAAGACGACAAGGAGTTATTTAAAAGCTTTCGAAAATGATGACGTAAATACAGAGTTAATTGTTTTTGAAGATCACAGTGATTTAATGAATGGAGACACATATATCCAAGAAATTATTGATTCACAGAATAAGCAAGAGCAGAGTAAAAGGGATAGAGTGCTTATTGTTGTTGATGATTGTGTAGGGTTTCAGTTTAAAAAATTGAATTATTTATGCACTCGTTATAGACATTTGAATATCAGTATTATTCAGAACTCACAGAATTACAGACGGATTGATCCTTTGATGCGGGTTAACTCAACCGCTATTATTATCTCGGAGATAACCAATATGAAAGAACTGGGCAAACTCGAGGAAGAGGTACTCGAGAACGTGCCAAATTGGAAAAAATATTATGACACCGCTACTGCTCAGAGATATAATTTCCTTTATTTCAATATTTTAGAGCAGAAATTATATCACAATTTTTCAACATTACTCTGGGAGAAATAAATATAAAATTAAAAGGGTTTAAAGAGAAATAGCGTAATATAAAGTATAATAAAGTAATGCCTGTAAATAAAACGAGTTATCAAAATGGTAAAATTTACAAGATTTGGAGTTTGGAAACTGATAAGATTTATGTCGGTTCTACGTGTGATACTTTAACAAATAGAATGTGTAAGCATAGGTTAGATTATAAAAATTGGAAAGAAGGTAAAAGAAATCTCGTTACTTCTGCTGTATTATTTGACCTTGTTGGTTTAGAAAATTGTAAACTTGAATTAATTCATAATTTTCCTTGTGAAAGTAAAAATGAATTAGAAGCAGAAGAAGGGCGTGTTATGAGATTGAATAAAGGTTTATTAGTTAATATGGTTATTGCTGGGAGGAGTAAGGCTGAATATTATCAAGATAATAAGGGACAAATAAATATTAAAAATAAAGAATATCGTGATTCACACAAAGAACAAAATAAAGAATATATGAAAGAATATCGTGATTTAAACAAAGAACAAATAAAAATTAAACAGAAAGAATATCGTCAACAACACAAACAAGAATTAAGTATCAAACAAAGTCAAAAAATGAATTGTGAATGTGGGGATATTCATACATTAAGTAATAAATCACAACACCTTAAATCAAAGAAACATCAAAACTTTATTAAACCTCAGTAACATTTTGCTTTACTTTACTGGTTGAATTCTTTCTACTTATAGTCTCAATTGTGCCTTCATCGACATAGTCCCCTTTAAATATCTGCTGAATATTCTGCATCAACTGACTATTTATTTTGCTGTTACTATTAATAACAATATAAATAAAAGATGCAAAAGAATTAAGACCAACACCGCCCCACGACAAATAGGGATTGCTATACGCCTGACCAAGTGATACAGAAAACACCCCTGACGCTTGGAAGAAATAAAATAAATAAGTTAGGTATTGGTTTGAGCTATTTAGGCACGATCGTTGCTTTATAAACTCTTTTAAATCTTCTATCTTATTTTTATTAAATAACTCATTTATTATTTTATCTGTTTCTGAATTATTCATTTTTATATTATATTGTAATATTATATAATATGGATTACTTTCAAAACTTACAATCCGAGACCAACATATCTTCAAAATATGAAGACCAATTGAACCTTTTAAATAGCCAAAAAAATCAGAAGGCAGAAGAGCTTACCACTTTAAAGAACCAGTACGCAGACCAGTTATATAATTATGGGTTATCCGCTGTAACTGAAAAATTAGATGATATTAAGAATGTTATTGAAGGTGGTATTGACGTGGGCGGAGTCGGCGTTGTAAAAGGGCTTGCTAAATTGTATAAAGGTTCAGATATTCAGGGAACAGTTGATGAGGGTATTGATGCTATTTCTGGACTTTATTCTCGGTTAACCGCCCCTGGCGTGAAGGGTGCTGATACTGCCCCCCCTCAAGAAGGTATTGAACTTGAAAATTTAACTGGTAAAATAGAGAACCAAGCTGTCGAAGCTGGTTCAGAGTTTCCATCGGCCGGTCTTACAGTTAGTCAAGCGGATACCGGAACTGTTGGGGGCGTGACTGAGGGAACTGAACAAGCTGTCGCCACAAGCAACGAAGAAGCGTCCGCATTTAACTCTCAAATAGCGAGTGATGTTGAACGTGGGGAATTGACTGCGGATGCCCCTGCTGAGGCTGGTGCTGGTGCTATTACAGCTGATACTGCCGCAGAAGCAAATAGTTTAATAGCACAACAAGCGAGTGCTGGTATAACAGACGGCACAGAAGCAGGTACGGAAATGGCCAGCCAAGCTTTAAGCAAACTTTTACCTGAAAGTGCATCTACAGGTCTTGAAGGTATTGGGGGTTTAGCGTCTACCGAATTGGCTGAGAATAGTTTAGACTTCTCAGGGGTGGGTGAAGTTTTAGCCGTAGGCACATTAGTTTCTTCTGGAATAAAAGCGTTCGTTGATTGGTTAGACCCTGAAAATGACCCGCCCCCGCCGCCCGTTGCACCTAAGTTTCAGCCGATGGCAGAAGCACCTACTTTTATTAGTTCTCAGGTTCAAGCTGGATTATAAAACAGATTTGATTTATTTATTTAGAGAGATTATTAATTAATTTATAGATTTATTAATTACTAATTTTATGATTTTTTTATATTATTCTATTATATAATATGTCGGCACGAACCTTAAAAATCCGCTCAGAGCAAAATGGAACTTACTCCAAAAAGTATTTGACTCGTATGCGTTTTGTGCTTCCAAGTGACTTGATGATGACTGACGCCGGTAATAGTTATTTGTCATTACAGACTGAACTGTTTAAGGCCGATGGCTCTGCCCTTGATACTAAACAGGCGGCAACTGGCTCTGAATATTACTTCTCGTTTGGTGATGGTGTCCAGCCTTACTCGGCCTCTTGTATCTTCCGTACGGCTAAACTCTTTTCCCAATTGAGCGGTGCTGTGATTGAAGAAATTAATTTCCAAAATCATAAAACCGCCAATTTTGAGGCTTTGCAACATGATATAGATACTTTAGGGGCAAGTACTTCATTTTCTGGTGCTGCTCTGGCTACTGAAGTGATTAAGAATATCCAATCCAATTATTCTATCTGGACTGAAGGTGGTAAGCAAGAACTTCACATTCGTCTTAAGGATTTGTTTCCTTCTCTCAATACTGCCGTTTATTCTTTGAAGCAATCGCCTCTTATTGTTGATTTGGAAATGGAAGTCACTCGTGATTTGATTATGCAGATGACGGCTTTAGACACGGTACAAGAACCACCAGCCCTTGCTGCCAGTGGTGAGGCTTTGTTTATCTCTGGTGCTGTTAGTGATGCTACCTGCTTAGTTCAGTCTCAGGTTAACGAACTCTACAAAGGCGTTCAAGCACCTAAATCTGTTGATCGCCCTCCTGCGTGGATATATTTGAGTAGCAATTATGGGGCTGCCGCCTCTGATATTTATGTTCGTGATGTGAATGGTAATACTGCCTCTGTTAGCGATATCGTTGTTGATAAGATTTGGACTGATGCTGATGTTATTGTCGGTGGCTTTATCGAGGGTGTTACCCCAGTTATTTACACGCAAGAGATTACCAAGCTTGACACTACGGCAGTTCAAACGTTTCAGCATGTCGCATTTCTATCAAATGTTACGACTGATGTAACGGGTGGGACTACCGCTCTGAATATGTCTGTGCCAACCCAAGCCGTAGTAAATACTTATCAAACTAACGAGGTTGTTAAAATGGTTTCTTTTAACCCCACCTTGCCGTCTAAGACTGGGGTTCGAGGCTTTAGTATGGAAGTTGCCCCTACTACTGAAGCAACATTTAACCTTTTGCGTGATGCCAGAAAATATGTTTTAACTGAGGCTGATCGTCAAAGTTTAGTGACTGCTGGACTATTGAGATTAAATCAAGTTTCCGGCGAACACGAATTAATCCCTAATATCGCTTTCACTGCTAACATGCGTTTAACTACACTTGATGGAAACGGCGATGCAGCTGTCTTGGTTGCAAGTGATATTGTCGCCCATCAAGTCGGTGCTAATAACTTTCTGGTTTCTAATAGTGCTGCTAACCTTCCTCGTCGTGGGGAAAAGCGTCTTACTTTTACCTCGTTTGAGCATGCTACAAGCACGATTGAATTTAGCGAAGATTTAGAATTAACAGGTGGCGACGGCGTTAATCCGTTGGGTTTCTACCATATCACGGCGGCCGGCGGTGTGGAACCAGCTTCTTCGGTTGTTCTTTTTATTATGAATGTTGCCCCTGTTGCCGAAAATCGGGTTGTGGGGGAACTTATTGCTGGTGCTTACCCCGAAGTTTCCAAAGCTGAAATCGTCTTGAAGCAGTACCCAGCTGGCCAAATGAAGATGCCTTCCTTGTATCGTACGATGCGTGTTGAACCGTTTAATATCCCCACTGGATTTACCGAATTTGTAAACACGTTTCAGATTGAAGCCAATTGTTATAATGCTTATGTTATTCTGCCTGCTAAGGATTCGTCTTCTCTTATGTCTACAGGTAAGAATGTGGGTTCATGGCGAGCGACGATTGATGAGGTGGATTTAACGAATGTTGATGTTAGAATTACTGGCGATTATCCTTCCACTCTTTATTTTGACCGCCTTGTTGATACTTTTAGCAATTCTCAAATGCAGCTTCGCAATTTAGAAGGTATTGCAACTGGTGCTGAGGCCGGAAAGGTTCGCATTATCCCCATTAAGATTTACTCTGGTATGGTTGGTGGTTCGCCCATCTTGTCGCCTACGATGAAGCGTCTTCAAATCCGTCTTCTTGCCGAAGTTGGTAAGCAAATTGAAGGTGGAACAGCCTACCTCTACAAAGAATTGTACCGCCAATATTAAATAAGTATTTTAAAATGTCTAATTAGTATTTTATTTTATATCTACATAATATAAAATGCCACCAAAAAAACAAACGGACGAAGATGAATTGGATCTGAAAGCCTTGCTTGGTTTAGAAACACCCAAAAAGAAAAGCAAAAGGGAATTAAGCGAAGACCAAAAGCAAATATTGAGAGAACGCTTGGTTAAAATGCGTGAAGTAGCAAAACAGAAACGAGAAGAAAAAAAGAAGAATGTTTCTTTTGAAAAAGACGAAACATCGGGCGAGAATGTTATAATAAAACCAAAAGATAATATGGATAGTATTTTTGAGAAACAGTACAAAGACAAGTTTGAAATGCTAACCGAGAAATTAAATCTTATTAGTTCTGATGTCGTTGAAATGAAGCAAATGAAATTAAAGAAACAAGAGGCCAAGAGACAAGCATTAGAAGCTAAACGACAAGAAGAAGAAGATAAAAAAAATCAATTAGATTTAGAGAAGCAGAGAGAAAATGAATTAAAACAACAAGCATCACAAAAAGGAATGCAAGAACCTACTAACCAGCAACCCATTATTCAAACGGCAAACGAAGAACCTTTAACAGTATCTGAATCAATAAATAATGAACCAGCACCGAAATTATCTTTTAGACAACGATTTAAAGGATCTAAATATTAAATATTATTAATTTTTTATTATTTTTATATTACATAATTATATAAAGATGTCGTATAATTATGTCGCCCCTGTCAGCGTAAAACCAGAATACAAGCCTTATAACCAAGTTGATTTCCAAGTCCAACTTAAGGCGAACTCTATTAAGGCGAACTCGTTTCGTGTTGTGGGTAAAATGAAGGCTTTTGTAAATGGTGCTACTCCCCTTGATGAAAAGCATTATGTGTTTATGAACCCTTACTGCGGTGCTTCCGGATTATTTAGTTCTGTTTCCACCTCTATTAATGCAACTCAGACTATCGAACAGATTTCGTCCTTTGGCCGTTTAGTAGGGATGAAAAAGCAATCTAAGTATACTTTAGCGGATTTGACTTCGTCTTCTGAAAATACGATTGAATTGTGTGGTTCTAAATCGTCCCAGCTTCTTTTAGGCGAGGTGGGTTTAGACGGCTATGTGACTTTCTGTCTTAAGATTGATAACTGCTTGAATAACATGCTCGGTGGTGATATGCACCCTGCCGTTGTGCAAGAGGTGCGTCTTATGCTTACCCTTGACTCGGCTATGAACGCTATGTATGTTAATGCCCAAGAAGATGCTCTTGCCGTGACCGAACTTGATTACACGCTCAAGGATTTAGAACTTCACTTTACCGAAGTGGCTCCTCTTCCCAAGCCTGAACCGATGGTGTTTGAAACTCACTTTCTTACCCAGCAAAGCATGGTTTCTAAAATATCTTCTCTGTCTGTTCTTACTGGTTCTACCCCAGCTGATAAAATATCATGTTCGTTTATTAAACAACGCAATCGTTCTAAGTTGACGACCGATGAAAATATGTGTGAATTTGTATCGGACATTAACCGAGTTGAAATGGATATTAATTCGACGACGGCCGTGGCAATGTACCCCCTTGAATCCTATTCTGATATCGCCCAGAATTACTGGTTTTCTTTTAAACAGCCCAACGCTACTTTTAGCAAAAACTCTATTACCTCAAAAGTGACTGGTTCTACTAATGCATTCGGTATTGGATTTGCCCTGCCAGAAGCAATTGGCGAAAGGCTTACAATGACCGTCACGATAGACGATACCCCAGCTCAGCCTGAAGACGACCCTTCTGGTTCTGGAAACGCCATCGATGCTTTTGTGTATTGCAATGCGTATGTTGAAATGTAAAAGGATTGTTTTAGAAATAATTTATAATTTAACTATTATTTTATAATTTAATATATTTTATTATATTATAAAAGATGGCTTCTGTAAAAACTATGTTAGACGACCCCATTTCGTATTCTAAGCAACGCTCGGTCTATCGCATCCCATCAGGCGTTAAGGTAAATACCAAAAAGATCCGCCTGTTGGACTTTAAACTTGAACGCCGTAATGCTGGTGGTGCTTTGGTTCAATATACTTTTGGAAGCGGTGGTTCTACCGAGATGATAAAAAAGATTTCATGTAATAGCGTTGAAGGTGTAGAGATTGACCGTGCTTCCGGTTATTCTATGTATTTTCAAAATCTTAAAGCAAGTTTAGCAAGTAATTCTATCCAATACGGCATTAACTCTTTGATTGCCCACCAAATGGATTTAAGCGTTCTTGCCCCTGACTTTTCCGAAATTATTAACGGCAATCTGCTTACGGATAGTGGTTATTGGGATATGAATAAACATTTCCAAACTATTAATGTGAGCGGACTTATGCAGTATCTTTCTACTGCTCGTTCGGTTTCTGACGATGGCTATGAAATTGTGATTGAATGGAACTTCGATGCCATGGAAGCTGATGGTGATACTTTTACTTTTACTTCCCAGCCCAAAATTGCATATGATGTTTATTTAGATGCTACGCCTGTTGATACCGTCCCTGCTAAATCGGGTTTTATTTATTATTCTCTGGCGACTGAATCTTTTCCTATCGCCGCTGGTGTCCCTCTAGGTGATATTGATAGAAAACTGACTTCGTACAATAAGCAATATATCCAAAACATGTATTACTTTCTTAAAAATGGCGAGAACCTTGCGGATGAAGCCCTTACCCTCTCCTCTATGCAACCCGCTAAGTTTTTGTCCGCTGCTCCTCTTGCTGAAAAGATGCAACTCATTATTGACGGTGAAAGCTTGTTTAGCAAAAAGGCGATATCAAAGGGGGCTCATAAACAATCCATCTTCAATGACCAATTCAATTCGGCGAATATCCCCGCTGGCTCGAATATCGAGCTTGTTAAGCCTCTGGGTTTGGTATCTGATAAACGCTTCTCGTATGGTGTTCTCCCAGTGAACCGGATGATTAATGATGAACTCATTTTGCAGTATAGCGAGGCCAAAGCACACGTTAAGCAGTCCGCCCTCGTTATCATCGCTGAGGTGTTGCGTGGATACATGCCTGATAAATCGGTCACCTATTTTGTCAATGCTTAAAAAAATATTTCTTATTTAGAAAATCTTATATTATTAATTATCTGTTAATAATATATAATAATATATAAATGGCGACTTCTAAAAATCAAGCAACAGCGACTTTACCGAAGACAACCATGATTGGATTAAATCATTGGAATAGTACTACAAAAGTATCTCACTGTGAATTTGAAACACAGCTTGTAGAGCCTCTTACCATGAAACAAGGCGATTCTGCACAAGTTAGAAATGTTTTTTTAGACGCAAGCAAAATTAATAGCGAAGTTATAGATTTATCGGAAGAAACAGAATTGGAAATGTCCTTTATGATTTATGCCATGATGAAAAAAACCAACGCTAATCTCGGTAATATGAAAACGGATAAACTGAATATTAGTAATGGATGGATTAGTGGAACGTCATTTATAGCAGGATCAGATGATTCTAATGTTGATAGGATTAAAAATAGATATAATCTGACTAATGAAGAACTTGTAGATGAACCAGTTCAATTTGTAAATCCTCTTCATAACTATGCTGAATTGAGTATGGCTGGTTACTGGAAAGGCAATTACGATAACCAAATCCCACCCCAAGCACCAGGATTTGTACCAAATGTGTTGTTTGATGTGACCTTCTCAAGATGGGCGGTGAACCAACCATTCGCACAAGACCTCGTACCAATCTACGTAAATGGTGGAATATCTCCGTTACTTTGCCGCTATAACGTAGATTTAAATGTGCCTACAAACAACAAAGCAATAAACGAGCCTGTTTATTTATTCAATCCTACAAACGGAAAGCCTTACATAAGAAAAGTTAAAATTAAGATCCCAGCAGGTGTTTATGCACGAGAAGAATTGGCGGTTAAAATAACAAGTTTATTAGCAGAATTAAAAACGCAGCAACAACAAATCAATACTGAAAATCAGAATTACGAAGGTAATGGGGAACTAAACGATATATACACTGCTGGGGTTGTAGATGTGAATGGCAACGCCCATCCTCCTCGTCATATTGTACCATTCAAATCTCGGATTGGTTCTGGCTCAAATCCGTTTCAAGCCAGTATTCGCTTTGGTTATTTGAGCTTAACTGAAAAAGGCACAGCAGAACCATTCGATTATACTAACTGGACGTTTAGCTCAAACCAAGCTGGGCAGATTAATGCTGATTCGCCATTAGACCCTGCTGGTTTGGCCAGAGAAGCTATTGTTGATGCTGTAACTTTAAATCCGATGACGAATGACCTTGTTGGCTTTTGTGATGAATCGGGATTATTTCCCACACTTGAAGAGAAGAAGGCCCACAAGAATCCACAAGTCTGCTGGTCGCCCCTCTGTAATAATTTCCGTATTCAAGATCATACTTATGGCGGTGCCCCTTCTGGCGGGCAATATGAATACTCTCAATTAACAAGTAATGCAAATGCCCTACCAGTTGATAGTATCGCAACTGGATTTTACGACACAAGGAAAGCACCAGAAACAACTGATTACGGTGGTTTATCATTAGAAACTGATACGAGAACTAATAGCTATAATTGCGGACAACAGAACCTCATGATGTTTCATCACTGGATATTTTCACCCGCTGTTAGTCCTAAAAATGATGTTGTTGATAACTTGGTTGGCGGGACTTTCGGAACAAGCGAAATAGCAATTACCTATAACGATAACAACTCTAATAAGTTCGCTTTTAATTTTCTTCATACGCCTATTGAGAAGGCTGTTGATGAAAATAGTGGTTCTGTCCCTGTGGTCGTTCGTCAAGTTAGCTCTTTGTGCCAAAATCTAAGAAGCGACCTTGATGCGACGCAATCTAATCAATCATTAGAAAGCGGTTCAAACTACAGAACCACATCATACGCCGATCGCCATTCTGGCATCTTGTTTACAGAATTGAAAGCAACCCAAAATGGAAAAGCATTTGACTTCTGGGAAGGTATTTTGGGATTTAATTTGAAAGATATTATTGTTACACCGCCGTCTGGAGTTTTTTACAACAAGTGGAACGGAAGTAGGGGCGAGCGTTTAACACCCAATCCTACGCTTTTGACTTATGAGGAATTTTTGAATAAATCAACTGGCTCTTTGTATGGGATTTCGTTCCAACAGAACCAACAATTATTGAGTGCTAATTTAGGTAATGAATTAATTAATGCCCCAGATTTTTACGGGGAAGGCTTGCCTACGATTGTTTATAATGATACTATTATTGAATCGCAACAAGCATCAACTCTGGTAGCTCGTAATTTACCAGCTTCTTTGCTTTCTGATTTAGGTGGTTCTATCCTTTGTGAAATCACGGGATATGCTAACGGAAGTGATTTGCAATCAGGTAAAGATTTGTTAGCCGTGAAATCTATTGTATCACTTTATTATTTATCAGATAATAGTTATATATCATCGGATATTGATAGTTATGTGTATTACCATACTTCCTCCGTTAGTCACACCATATCTAAATTAAAAGTACGCTTCTTAAATCCAATTACACAAAAGGTTATACCGAACACGGTATTAGGTAATAAGAATTCGTTATTTTTAGCAATCACTCAGCAGGTTCAATTATTCGCTTAATTAATTATAAAATTGATTTACAAACATACTTAAACATATATAAACATATATAAACATAGAATGCCTGATTATCAAAAGGGAAAGATTTATTGTATTAGAAGTCATCAAACCGATAAGGTTTATGTTGGGTCTACGGTTCAAACATTATCGTTGAGAATGGGGGCGCATAAAAGGAACTTAAAAAAATATAAAAATGGTAAGTATCATTATGTTACATCTTTTGATATTTTAGAATATGATGATGCTTATATTGAATTGATTGAAGATTTTGCCTGTGATAATAAATCACAATTAGAAAAGCGTGAGGGGCATTTTATTCGAGAAATGGATTGCGTGAATAAAGTTGTTGCAGGGAGGACTGTTAAAGAGTTTCAAGAAGAAAATAAAGATTTTGTAAAACAGAGGCAAAAGAAATATCGTGAAGTTCATGTAGATAAAATGAAAGAATGGAAGGCAAAAAATAGGGAGCTTATAAATAAACTCCAAAATGAATATTACAATAGGAATAAAGATCGTATAAATGAAGAACGAAGAATAAAAAAAAAGCAAGAATCTAATAGTATTTAAACTACTATATTATATTATCTCTCAATATAATATAATATGGATCAAAAAAAGAAACAAGTACGGAAGCCGATGACAGACGAGCAAAGATTAATCCACAACGCCAAGATGCGTGAATATTTAAAGAACCAACCAACTTTAATATGTGATGTATGTGAAGGGAAATATCAACCAAGTAACAAGCACCACCACATACGCTCTAAAAAGCATTTAAAAGCAGAGAAAGACGCACTTCAAAAAGATGAAAATTGGTTTTTAATACAAGCTTTACAAAATAAATTAGAAAGTTTAGAAGAAATTGTAGCGGCGTTTCATGTAGAAGACCCTGACTACGAAAATGAAGTATTTAAAGAAGAGGCCTCTACGGAAGACGATGAAGATGACGACGAATATTTAGAAGATTTTGATATTAATAGCGTGGTTGCATCTGAAATAGGTAAATGGACGGACTCAGAATTAAATTATGTTATTTAATTTAAAATTGATTTAGAAATAATATTAGTATAATATATAACTAAAAAATGATGTCTGTTAATAGAATAAAAGCAAATGGCGATGAAGTTACTTATACTTATCCAGTTGATCGTAAAAAATATAATTCAACTTGGTATCAAAAGCATAAGGAAGATATTAAAAGCACTCGAATTAACTGCCCTTGTGGTTTATCTTATTTGGGAACTAATAAAAGCAACCATGCAAAAGGAAGGATTCATCAACTCTATTTAAAATATAAAGAAATGGCCGAAGAAGAAAAAACAGAATAGTTTAGGCATTTTTATAATTCTTTGTTTTTTTATAATTAATATATTTAATTATAAAATTGATTTAAAAATATAATATTATCTTATACTATTATATAATAGAAAGAATGATGAATATGAAAATCGCCAAACAAACTTCCGTTTTAGAAAACCTTGTATTAAATGAACCTGTTGATATGGAGGTGCTTGAGTTGTTATTAAATAGCACTTTACTTCGCAAGGAAACAAAAAAGAATGGAGAGTTTAGAGAAGATGAAAGAGAATTATTGAATAAATACAAAAACATTATTAAACGAGAAGGAGATAATCAGTTTGCGAAAGTAAAATATGTCCGTGAGAAATGGTGTGGTCGTGTGGGTGCTGAACGAGGTGTTGGTTTGGTTAATATGCGGAGCGTTGTTAGACACACACTCGCCAAAGCAGTCGGTTTTAAAGACATCGATTTAAAAAATTGCCACCCTGAATTATTAGTCCAACTTTGTAAAAAAAATGGTTATGAAATATCTATTTTAAAGGGTTATGTTGATGATAGAGATGGTTTCTTAAAAAAAATGATTGATGACGTTCATGGTGTTAATAGGGAAATGGCGAAACAACTTCCAATTCGTCTTATTTATTTGGGGACTTTACAAAATTGGGCTTTTGATAATGGTATTAATTTACATGATATTCCTGAATGGCTTATTGAATGGAGTGATAGTTTATTAAAAGAGTTAGAAATTGTGGCGAAGTTAATAATAGATCTTAACCCGAAATTAGTAAAAGAAGTTTCAAAAGGATCACATAGTAGTACGTGGAATAGGGACGCTTCTGTTATGTCTTTCTTTTTACAAGAATGGGAAGAACGAGTATTAGAAATCATTTATGTATATTGTGTTAATAACTCACATATCAATAACAATATTGCCGTTTTATGTTATGATGGTATTATGTTAAAAGAAACCGATGCTCCTGATTGTATTTTTGAAAAATTAAGTTCTGAAATTAAAAAACAAACTGGGTTTCAGTTAGAATTAGTTTATAAAGAGTTTGATAAAGCATTAAGTATTGAGGAGTTAAAAAAAAATCAAATAGACGATGGAATGTTGGATAAAGAAATGTTGGGGCGTTTTAATACTGAATACTTTGCATCATTAGACGATTACATTTTTAAAAAATTATATTTTGAAAAGTTTGTCTGTAAAGTGCTACGTCCTGACCCTATGTTTGTGTATATTGAAAGTGACGCAGAGGACGGCGGGGATGGCCTTGTATTCTATTCACAAAACAAAATCAAAGAAACATTCAACCATTTAAACAGCGGACAATTTGATACATTTGGTAAACCTATTAAGTTCATGGATTTATGGGTGAAAGATGAAACGATAAGATGCTATAATAAAATGGATTTCATTCCTTATAATGATAGAAGTCCAATTGAAACTCATATCTTTAATTTATTTCGCGGCTTTAATGCATTAATACATACCGAATATGATACGTTAAAAACCGACAAGATTTTACAACCTTTCTTCGATTTAGGATTACAATTATGCGGTGGTGATAAAGATCATTTTAACTTTTTAAATATGTATCTTGCTGATATTTTTCAAAATCCACAAATTAAAAATCCATTAGCTTTTATTATTAAAGGAAAGCAAGGAACGGGAAAGAATGTATGGTTGAACGCTGTTGGTAAAACATTAGGAAGTCATCATTATATCACAAGCAGTAATCCAAAAGATTTCTTTGGAGATTATGCTGAGGGTTTCTATCATAAATTATTGGTTAATATGAACGAATGCGAAGGCAAAGACACCTTTGACTTTGAGGGCAAAATTAAATCATTTATTACCGAAGATACAATCACATTAAATAGAAAGTTCGTACAACCGATCACTATTAAAAATCTTGCTCGTTTAATCATTTTTACAAATAAACCTAATCCTATTCCTATTGATGTAAAAAGCAAAGACCGCAGATATGTTGTATTTGAAACAACATCTCATTATTTACAAGATAAATATGGGAAGTCATTTTGGAGTGGATTGGTTGCTCATTTCAATAAAGCTATATTTAAATCTGCTTTGTATGATTTTTATAATAACATGGATATTAGTAAGTTTGATGTTAGAAAACGACCTATCACGAAAGCCTATACTGAAATGTGTCGCCTATATGTTCCTGTGGAGGTGTTGTTTTTAGCGAATAAAATAGAAATAGCAAAGGCATCATACCAACAAGATACGGGTGATTTTGCAATTAGTGAATTAAAACGATGGGATTGTGTTGGACTTAAAGGGGCAGAGTTGTATGAAGAGTATATTTCCTATTGTAAAACGTATGGCTTTTATAAAGATAGTTCAACGTTTCAAAAGAATATTAAATCATTTTATCATAAACTGGGGGAGTTAGACCTTCCAATAATATCAACTAAAACTGATAACACGTATAATTTTAAGTTCGATGGTAATATGGTACTTGAAGAAATGAAACGACGGAAGTGGATTGATTATAATGCAGATGATCTGATTGAAGAATTGTCCGAAGATACTAATGGCGAGGATTTTACTGATTATTTCGATGTGTAAATGTCCGTGTGTATTACTATGATATATTGATTGATTTAAATCAATATATAATTTAGAAAGAGGGGGGACAGGGGGCAAAGTGGGGGTTTTGGACTACCCTATTTACGCCAACCAAAAAAAAATAATATATTTTTTTATTCTCAAAAGAAATCTTTTTTAAAACCCCCACTTTGCCCCCTTTCCCCCCTTTTTTACAAATAGGCGAAGCATCATTTCAATAGATGGGTAGGATAACACCCGCCGTTTAGCCACTCTACATAGTA